CAATGATTGTGTAAAGGATTTGAGCGGATTTGTGTCTTACAGCTAGCTTGCAGTATTCGACCACAAGTCTTTTGTCCTGGATATTCATTAAAAAAATTCCCTGGAATTGATGATGAGTGAAATCCAACCAGGGTAGGTCCACTGGGAGGGACCTACCCTTAATGGAAATCTAGTGTTAGGTAAGATCAAGCTTTTGCAAGCTTGAGTACGAGTTTAGCAACGCGATTGCGTTCGCGGGTTGTGCTGTTGAGACCAAGAGCACTGGTAATACCACGCAGCTGACCACGGGTCCAGAATTCAGGGTCAGATTCGATAAGCTTGACCAGCTTATTGAACAGCTTGTCAGCTTGGGGACCAGCGTCCACAAAACCATACCGAACCATGCTGTTAGTGATTCTGCGTGCGTTCTCAAGCTGAGACCAGTTAGCGGTACCGACCTTAGCAACCTGGACCTTGGAACCTGCGTCAAACTTCACTTTTGTACTTGTCATGATGGTATCTCCTAACACTTTTTTGTTTCCCGCACCGTGTCACTGTGTCACGCTGCTTACAAATACCTTATCGGTACTTTTCTCCAAACCTTTAACCCAAATTGGCGGATTCTTATAACCCACCGTAGCCATTACGATAATAGTTGGTAAGGGTATGGGGTAATAACATATCACCAATGGTTATAGGGACTTACGCTAAAACAGCGTATTGACTAACAATTAGACAGCTGGTAGAGACTATATGGATAGATATATAGGTGTCAAAAAAGCTTACAGGAGGTAAGAATTTGTCGCGTCTCACGCTAAGAATTAAGCAGGTCTATTTCGACCAAATACGCACAGGGGAAAAGACCTACGAGCTAAGGAGCAACACAGAGTACTATAGACGCATGCTTGAGGGACGTGAGTACTCACAACTCATGCTCCACTACCAGCGTCCACAACGTCTTTACGCTAAGATCAAAAGCATACGGTTAATCGACACACCTGCAGGGATTGATAGGAAAGTCATCACTACCGATAAGTGCTGGAGGATTGACGTCTCAAATCCGAGGTTTCGATATGAGGGATAACGACGACGAAACGCACAATGGATGGAAGAACTGGGAAACCTGGAACGTAGCGCTGTGGATACAGAACGACGAAGGTCTCTACCGTCTCGCTAAGACCGAAAGCAGCTATCGAAGTTTTTGTAATGTTGTACGCAGCGGTCTTGGAATGGACGAAACACCTGATGGAGCACGCTGGAACGATGAAAGCTTAGATCATGCAGCTTTGGATGAACTGATAAGCGAACTGTAAGAGCACTACAGAAAACAACCCCACCATCTCTCGTAGTCCCTCAGTCATAAAAGACTGGGGGATTTTTTTTGACCGATTCATTGTGGTATCGTATCACTGTTTCAGCACTGTCAAGCACAACTAGGAGCATTGTGACGTACCATGGGAAAGCTAGATGGTCTCATACCATGGAAACCAGGACAAAGCGGAAACCCCGGCGGCAGAAAAAAACTGCGTCCCGAGTTGGAACAGATCGCACACCAGGGACGTGAAACTGCTATAGAGAGCATAAACAAAGCGCTGCTAATGACTCCTGATCAGCTGAAGCAAACGCTGAGCAATCCTAACGCGACGATGGCGGAGCACTTGGTTGCGTCTGTGTTGAGCAAAGCGATCAAGGAAGGTTGTCCGATCCGCGCACAGTTCCTGATGAACTACGTGTTAGGGAAGCCGGCTAAGCACGATCCCAAAAAGGTATTCGAAGAGAATATGCAACGGAACGATGGAGCATTGAATGTTGATCAGATCCCATCGTCGATATTGATCGAAGTGATACAGCAGCACAACACCACCACCACTAGCGGTGACAAAAAAGCATGACGGATATAACGAGCGGAAACTGGTCCACGAGCGACATTGGATACCTGAGCCGTGCCGGTATCATCAAGACGCTTTGGATGCGTGGAGACCTTGAATTTCTGCTTTGGAAGCAGCAGCGTCCTATCTGGGATCAGCTTCAGAATCTCCCTGTGTCCACCGAGCTATTCGTGTGCTTGTGTGCGCGTCAGTATGGTAAGTCAACCATCGGTGTCATCTACGCGTTGAGTGAAGCGATCAAGAACAGGGATTGCTGTATCCTGATCATGGGACCCGACACGAAGCAGACGCGTGATATCGTGAACAGCAAAATGCGTTTTCTGCTAAGGACAGCACCGGAAGGTCTCGTGCGTCAGATGAAGTCCGAGAACCGCTGGCACGTCTATCATGATTTGAACCCCAAAGCACTCGACTACACCGAAATCATCATTGGTGGGATGAACGAGAACAGTAGCAGCCAGCGTGGTAAGACCGTCCACAAAATCCTCGTGGAGGAGATTGTAGACGTGAAGGAAGATGACTTCCTCACTTCGATGCAATCGGACCTTGGACCTGCTCTTACGCACTCGAAAGACGGTAAGATCATCTATCTCACCACGCTGCCGAAGTACCCTTCTCATCCCTTCATTACGCAGGTCATTCCCAAAGCACGCATGAAAGACGCGATAGCTGTGTTTGATATTCACAGCAACATTGCGCTCACAGCTGAGCAGTTCCAAAAGTGCATGGACCTTGCCGGGGGTGCGGATAGCGACGATTGGAAGCGTGAGTATCTGTGTCAGATCATCCGTGATCGCAAGCTTGTGTGCTTACCAGACTTCGATCCGCGTTGTGTGACACCTTACACGCTTCCGTTTGATCGTATCATGCACACCACGATTGACTGGGGAGGAGTGAGGGACAAGACTTGCGCGCTTCTCCACACGTATGACTACAACCATGCGATGGACCTTTTCTGGGATGAACGCGTGTTTGAGCCGAACACTCCTACGTCTGTGATCATCAAGTCAGTCCGTGAAATGGAAGCTGGGTATGAGATAGCAGAGAGGTTCATAGATGGTCCGCATCAACTCGTATCAGTGGATTTACACCAAGATCACCAATTTTATGCCCGCCTTCCGCAGAAGTCAGACTGGGAAGCAACGCTCAACACGTTGAACGGTAGGTTCAAGCAGGGGAAGGTGATGATACATCCCCGCTGTAAGTTCCTCGCCGTCAGTGCGGAGAGCGGGATATTGAACAAGCAGCGGACGGACTTTGAGCGTACGGAAGCTCTTGGTCATATGGACGGTGTTGCGACGATGATGTATGCGGTTCGCATGAGGGACACACGCTGTCCATATGGAGATCTGCCGACTTCGGGTGTCGTTGGTGATTCGTATATCAATCTATCCCATAATGGTTCACCATATAAAGCACAGGGTACAATCAAGGTTGTCGATGCGGGTGTGCAGCCGGTGAAGCGTTTCGGGAGGTTTGCGAAGTGATTCTCTATACCATAATTATTGCGTGGGGGATTGTGCGCATGCGCCCCCGTCCGCGTTTAAAGGTGTCTGATCTGACAGCTGAGCAGCGTTATTTGTATCTCGCATTGTATGGACCGACGAAGGAAGATCGCGAATGGTTGATACAAAAGTAGCCTTCAGAGTACCCCCTGAGGGGGAGAAAGTGTTTACGTGTTATGAAGTTGACCGTGAGCAGGTTATTCGAAGCTGGAGCCGTGCTGGAAGCGTTTCAGAAAGCCAAAATCGAGGGGATCGAAGGATTTGTAACATTCCTATCGGACTTCTCCGAGAACGTGATACGCGGACTTCGCGGTCAGCTTACGTTCCGGGACAACATGTTATACGCAGAAAAGGTGATCAGTCTCAAGACCGGCGTAGCTCAGAGACTTGCAGTTCCTCAGTCGTCGAACCTGCCGCCGAGGTTGGTGTTCCTTGGGAAGGTGACTCCCTACAGTGCGGTGGTGACGGGTTTCCAGTGGACGAACACGCTGGACGGACAGCTTGAGGTTGTGTGCACGTTTTCCCCGGTGCCGACAGCCAACAGCGGACAGGTGGAGGTGACGCTCTGTATTTTCTTTTAGTCTTGTCGCCGTGGTAGAAGTCGCCGTATGATCCTTCCAACATAATCTAATGTGACAGTGCGACACATACATGGAAGGAATCCCCTCTATGACGGACCAAGCTGCGCCCTCTCCTCCTGCTGCTACTGATACTCCTCCTTCCCCTCCTGCTGTGACAGCAGAAGAGCAAAAAGTGGAAGAGGTGGAAAGTACAGAGCCAGAAGTTGTTGAACCCTGGAGGAAGGTAAAGCACAAATTCAAAGCGATGGGTGAAGTGCATGAGGTTGACTACGATGACCTTGTGAAGCGCGCTGAGAAAGCGACGGGAGCCGAGAAGAGACTTGCCGAAGCTGCCCGTAAGGAAAAGGAGATTCTTGGAAAGATCGACCGTTTAAAGACGGTGGATGACTTCAATGAGGTCGTGGACCTTTTGGGAGGTGACGAAAGAGCGCGCCCATTGCTTGAAAAGTTTCTGTGGGATAAGATAAAACGTGAGGAGGAGGAAGCCCGCCTTACTCCCACGGAGCGTGATGCGCGACGCAAAGCTGAGGAAGCTGAGCGGAAAGCGAAGGAAGCTCAGGACCGTCTGGATGCGCTGAACAAAGCTGCCGAGGATGAGTCGAAAGCCAAGCAGCGTAATGCTGCCAATGAGATCATCAATCGTGAGATTGAGGATGCGATCGCGGAAGCGGAAAAAGAGGGACTATCCCCCGAGGACGTCCCCTATATGGTTGAAGAACTCATTCAGAACATGATTCTTCATCTTGAGTATCTTGAAGACTGTGAAGAGGCCGGTATCCCGGCACAAAAATCCCCACTATCCCCTCGGGACGTGTTGCGGAAGATTCAGGAAAAAGACACGAAACGAACGCGCAGTTGGTTGACGAAGTTGTCGCCTGCTGACCTTAAGCAGCTTCTGAGTGCTGAGCAGCTTGAGGGATTGCGTAAGTCGGAGATCGAAGCCCTGACGCAGCCGTCCACTCTGAATAGAGCGACCGCTCAGCGCCAGAAAGCGAAAGATGCGACTCCGATTGATCCGTTTGAAGCGGAGAAGGAAGCGAAGCGTAAGAGCCGCAAGCGCCCTAACACGCGCGATTGGTTTGGTGCTGCGGACAAGTTTTACGGCATTCGCTAAGCACGTCTTTTAAAAACTAAATCACATCAATTTTTGCTTTATGGAGTAACTGACCGATGTCAGCCACGAGCCTATTCTATTCGAATGAAAAGCACCCCAAGACTCAGCCACGGGTGATGGACTTTACGTTTGAAATCACCGCTGCCAAGACTGTGTCGCTCTACCCTGTGGGGGCCGACTGTTTCTCGTTCTTCGATGCAATCACTCAGGATCAAATTGATTCCTACCTTGGTGTTGACGACGACTTTGATGCTGATCTTTTCGATGCCACTTCGATGGGAGCCGACACGTTCGGTGGTCTGATCCGCATGTCGGGTGCTCCTGCCACGCTGGGCCAAGCGTTCTCTGCCGTGCGTTTGGAAGCGAAGTGCTACTCGGGAGCCGGTCTTGCGACGATCGTTGAGCGTGGTGCTCTTGGTTCTGCAGGTCTGACTGCGACAACGCTGGAAACCGCCGTGGGTGTGTCCCCGAGCGGAAACCTTGCGTTCAAGGTGGACTTTGGAAACACGCCTGACTTCGACACCCTGACTGCAGGGATGATCGTGATTCGCGTGTACTGGGTCGCCAACTAAGGTCTGTGCTTGGGTTTTAACGACTACTACTTAATGAGAAGGTGCACATAATATGTCTCAGGCGTCAACGGGTGATGTACTCAACTTATTCAAGAAAGTTTACGGGAACCTTCAGCAGATTCTGCCGGAGGATTATCCTCTGCAGAAGGATATCCCCTTCAACGAAAAGCAAAAAGTCGGTGAAAGCTATTCGGAAGCCGTGGTTCTTACCTACGAAAACGGTTGGACGCTGCTCGGTAACTCGACTTCTCTGGTTGAGATCAACCCTGCCATAGCTGGCAGCGTGCAGCAAGCTCTGGTAGTACCTTACGCGACTGTCCTGGCGTCGGTAATTCCATGGCAGGTGGCATCCCGTGCAGCAGCACAGGGCGAGGCAGCTTTCTACTCTGCGACGAAATTCCTCGTTCGAAATAACCTTCGCTCTCACGGTAAACTCCTCGAAACACTCCGCATTTATGGCCAAAACCGTGCAAACGGTTACCTCGGTTATGTTTCCTACTACAGCGGCTCGTATCGTGGCCAGTCCTTTACCAACGGTACGGGAACCCTGACCAGTAACGGCACTTCGATCACCTTCACCAACGGTATCAACGTCGCCGAGCAAGCGATCCTTTTCCAGAAGGGTTTCTTCGCTGCCGGGGTGTGGACTGGTTCCGAGCAATCGCTGATTCAGCAGGTTGCCACCGCGACCAACACCGTTGTGAAGCAGGGTAAGGTAACCGGGGTTGATATCGCCAACGGTATCCTCTACGTGGACTTTGTGCCTACCGCTGCAACGTCTGCAACCTCCCATGCGATCTGTTATCAGGGTATGGTCGCTCAAGCCGACATGATCGGTATCATCAACATCCTGACCAACACTGGTTCGCTGTTCGGAATCCAGACTGCCTCCTACGATCTGTGGAAAGGTAACGTCTTCGACTGCCAGAACCAAAAGCTCACCCTTTCCTTCTTGCAGGAAGCCGCCGCTCAAGCGGTGAACCGCGGTGGTCTCGACGGTGACCTGGTCGTCTACGTCAACCCCCGTAGCTGGGCACGTCTCAGCCAGTCCGAGGCGGGTCTGCGTATCTACGATGAATCGTATGAGCCAGGGGAAGCAGAGAACGGTTTTGAGACTCTGAAGTTCCACACCCAAACGGGAACCATGTTCGTGAAGGCCCACCGCTTCATCCAGGAAGGTATCGCTCTTGCGCTGCACCTGGACGACTGGAGCCGTTCGGGGTCTGCCGAGATCAGCTTCAAGGTGCCAGGGATGAACGATGACCAGCTGATGTTCCCGCTGCAAAACCAGAACGGCTATGCGTTCCGGAGCTACAGCGATCAGTACATCTTCTGCCATGGTCCTGCGAAGTCGATCTACTTCTACAACATCGACGACGAGGCCGCTTAAGTCTCTTAGCAGAGGGGGCGGAAGGGGTTCGCGTTCGCACCGTTTCCCCTTCCTTCTTATCCGTCATTGAAATGACTCCTAACAAACGCTGCCGGGGGGATTAACTGGTCCCCCTTGCAGCACTTGCACTTGAGCAGTGGAGCTTCGACGCATGGCTACCAGCATCACATGGCCTCCGATCGGTGGCGCATCCTATTCGATTCCTGCTGCGGGCGAGGTGGGCTGGCCTGCCCTTTCCAACTTTCTCATCTCCCTGCAAAACGCGCAGGGGACGGAGTCGCAGAAGATTGCCGTCCGTGTTGCAACGACCAATCCTGTCACGGTGACGAGTGCCACCGATTGCGTGATCCGGGTTGAGCAGTCCGTCCCTGGACCCACGACGGTGAACCTGCCTGCCGGGGTGGATGGTCAGTACTTTGTGATCATCGACGGTCTTGGAGACGCTTCGACCAACAATATCACCATCACGCCGGACGGTGCGGAGACGATCAACGGTGCCGCGACGCTGGTGCTGGATTCGGACTACGGAGCCTACGCGCTTGCGTTCAAGACGGGGAACTGGTCGGTCATCTCGTTTTATACGACATCGGTCACGGGCACGGTTGCCCGTTCGGATATAGCTGCGGGTCAGCCGGACTACGTGGTGATAAACGACAACACGGGACTGCTCTCAGAAGAGCAATATTTGTCCCAGAGCCGTGGGGGGATGGGAGCGAACGTCACAGCCTTCTCGGGGGTTGTGAAGGCCGCAGCGGGCATTTTCAGCGCTTCAGACATCGTTGATGGGGACATAGATGCGAACGCCGCGATTGATGCGACGAAGATATCTGCCGGGAACGTGGATAACACCATGTTTGACCGGGTTGAGGAGCTGGGTCGCCTTGATTGTACGGGAATCCTGAACGGGGGTCTGCTGAGCATCGACGCCGATCCCACGAAGTTTGACCTTGCTGCCGGTACGGGTTACATCGTTGACTACGTCGCCGACCCCGTGAACCCAACCTATACGCTTGTGACGTGGAGTGCCTTCAACGCGCAGACGGTCACGAACCTTGCGACTGCCGACACCACATATATTCTCATCAACAGCTCTGCAGCGATCGTCCAGCAGACGAGCTTCCCGACGCCTGATCAGCAGCGGACCTCGATCTTTATCGGTCGCCTGACACATTCGAACCGCACGAGCGTGCAGTTTGCCAACTCGATCGGTACGCGGGGACAGAGTCTTGGGAACCAGTTCGGGGACCTTATGGACGCCCTCGGACCGTTTAATATTCAGGGGAACGTACCAAGCTCAAACGGTGCGAACCTTACGTTCCAGGTGTCGTCTGGCCAGATTTTCTCGCGCTACTTCAACTTCGAAAGCGACCCTGAGAACCCTCACTTTTCAAGTCAGGGTTCCACCGCTCCCGCTTCGTTCGCCTATCGGACGCAGGCGGGTGGAAGCACGGGGAACGTCACCAACATCGACCCCACGAGCTATGACGTTGCGGGGACCATTACTGCCGTCCCTGGAGCTGCATCGACAGCGACCGTGCAGCGCATCTACCGCTTTCCTTCGGGTAATATCCGCGTCCAGTACGGTCAACAGACCTATGGGAACCTTGCTGACGCTGTTGCCGGGATTTCGTCGCAGTCTTTTACGGTAGCCACAGCTATCCAGGGTTTTGGTGTTCTTATCGGTTACCTTGCAGTCCAGAAAAACGCGACTGACCTTTCCGATACCACGCGTGCGCGCTTTTTGCCTGCTGCGCGGTTTGATTCCGGTTCGGGTGGGGGAAGTGCCGGTGTCACGACACTGCAGGGTGCCTACAACAACTCTGTTACGCCGCAGATCGTCCTGACCTCGACAGGCGGTGGTCTCTTTATTACCGACAACGCCACCCCCATCACAGGGGATCTGTTCCACGTTTCCAACTCTGCCGGGTCCACAAAATACCTGGAAGTCGATACGCAGGGCCTCAAGACAAGCAACGTCACCACGGGTGCGCGCGTGCTGGTGTCTGACGCCAACCTTGCGATCAGCCAGTCCACCACGACCACCACGCAGGTCCAGTACCTTTCCTCTGCGACGGGAACGACGGGAACGCCGAGCACCAACCTTGTGTTCTCGGGTGGTCCTACCGTCGTCACGCCGCTTATCGACGATGCTGCGGATTTTGAGCAGATCACGACGCCTTCGAACCCTGCTGCGGGTCGTTCAAAGCTTTATCCGAAGTCGGACGGTTTCTTCTATTCGCTCGACAGCTCAGGGACTGAAACTGTTATCGGTGGCGGGGGCAGCGGTGCCGGTTCCCTCAACATCGTGGATAACCCCATAGCACTGAGCAACACCACAGGATGGACTGCTGCGACCAACTACACGGTCACGCGCAACACCACGGACAGCCCGCTTGAGGGGGTGATTGACACCTGCTTTGCTATCAGCACGACTACCGCGTCCAGCGAAACCTCCACCAGCGGGGTTTATGCCGCGTCCCTTGCGATGCCCGTCGCTCTACGGAACACAAAATGTCAGGTCAGCATCTACCTGACGACACCCGCGACCGCCGATGGTGTGTGGAGTTTGAGCCTCTACAATGCCGGTGGTACAAGGGTCAGCCTGTCCTCCGACAGCTCGTCTGTGACCACTCTTCCCGGTGGGTTTAACGGGCAGTTCGTTTGCACGTTTGATGCAGACAGCTCTGCGACCTACACCGTCTCGCTCACGCAGACCACGCGCACCAATGCCAACACGCTTTACTTTACGCAGATTGTGATTGGCAACGGCATCACTGCGCAGGGGGCAGCGGTTGGTCCCTACGAAAGCACAACCAGTTACACAATTACTGCCACAACTACAAACCCTACTCCTGGGACAGGTGCAACTTATTACAGAAGTACAACCCGTGAAGGATCATATGCGGTTATTCGCTGGGAGTTTGCATCAGCAGCCGTTGGCAGCAACGGCACTGGTGATTATATTCTGCCGCTGCCAACCGGAATAACCATCGACGCCAGCCGTATTAACACTACGCAACAGACTTACAGAGGTAACGCTGGTCAAGGCTACATGTTAGCTGGAACAACGATTTATCAGATGCAGCTGACAGCCAGTCCTGGTGTTTCCACGACAGGTATATTCGCATCGCTTTTCAACGATGGGACCGTTTCAACTGCATGGGCTAGTACCGGTGTCGGTGGATTCGCTAACAATCCCTTACGCTTCAGTTGTGAAGCACGTTTACCCATCGCCGAATGGGCCGGCAACGGCACTGTGAACCTCGGGCAGGGGGCGCAGGTTGTTTATGTTTACAACAGTTCCACAACGACTTCCGACGACACTACCAGCTTTGCAACAGGCCCAGCGGGCGCTTTGATACAAAACTTTGCCCCTTCAGGAACGACGGGCATCGTAAAGCGTGTTCAGACACCGTATCCTGTACAAAACATATCTGATTTGGTTGTCGAGACTGACGCTGGAACATCCGGTGCGCAGTGGGTTGCGATGAGTGACCGCATCGGTTCGTTTACCTCAAACGACGCAGGCACAACCTACTACGGGGCACAGCTCACTCCGATAAGTTCAACACAATTCAACGTCACTTTTTACTCGCAGCTTCCAGCTAAGATTGCTTGGTCTGCAATCAATACTTGGCGCTGGCGTGTGCGTGTTGCCAACCCCTCCGCCCCCGTGGGCTTCGGCGTCGCTTCCGTCGCAAACGGATTTGGCCTTATGGCCCCTGCGAAGGGTCAGTATGCGATGACGGTGACAAGCACGGTAGCTGGTTGGGCGACCGCGAGAGCGGTAGGCATCTATTACCAGGACCAGGATGGAAACCACAGACTTAAGTTTAACATTGCCGGAACTGTGACCAGTGGGACTTACACTGGGGGTACCTGGACCATTGATGGTGTTACATTTAAAAACATCACGAACTATCGTCAAGCTGTAAACGTCAGCGGAAATAACCTCACGGCTGCAGCAGCCGCATTTACACTTGTGAATACCGATGACATTTCTGTAGCACACGCCAGCACTGCTTCGATGACAGGATATTATTTATCGGGCGACGTCGAACTCGAATCAAGACCTACTTGGGCATAACCCTACGGCCCTCCGTGGGGGGCCTTTTATTTTGGAAAATGAAAGGAATTTACAGATGGCAGGCAACACCAATCCTCTGACGTTCAAAGACGGGAACCTTCAGCCGGGACAGGCTTTGGGGAACCTTCCCTTGAACGTGGCTTTGACCGCAGACAACCAGACGATCAATCCTGGGGTGACTCCGTTTATCCGAATCGTATCGGATAACACGACAGCAGCTAACCGTACTTTTACGCTGTTCAAGGGTAGCTATCAAGGGCAGCAGATTTGTTTGACGCTTGTCCCCACAAGTGCAGGCGTGGCAACGGGTCGCGCTCAGCTTGCATCCAGTGGCAACACTCTGCTGACAGGAGGAACCTGGGAGCCTGCGGTGAATGACTCGCTCATGCTGCAGTGGGACGGGATCACCAGCGTCTGGCGTGAAATCGGTCGCGCTGTGGCAGCTCAGCAGCTTTTGAGCGGAACCACGACACCGACTTTCACCCCTGTTACGAACGTCGCGACGGCGACTGCGGGCGTGATGCATTACATGCGTCTTGGCAACGAGGTTTTCTGCTGGGGTACGGGTTCGATTGCGTCAACTGCAGCGACCGACACAGCTTCGGAATTTGATATCAGTCTTCCTATCGCTTCTGACCTTGCTGCGGCTGGGGACCTGACGGGAACGGGAACCATCCTTTCTGCGACCGGAGTACCTTCGGCTTCGTGCGTGATCACAGCCGACACGACCAACAACCGGGCGAACGTCCTTTATAACGCCGCGCAGACTGCTGCGGGCACGCTGGGCTACAGCTTTTCATACACTGTCCTTTAATTAAGCAGCGGAGCGTGGGATAATGGCCACCATGACAGAACAACAATCCACTACCACTACCACCACCCTGAGCAAGGAAAGCCGCGCTGCGCTTAGAAAAGCCCTTCGTGAGCAGCTGGAAACTGTTCGCAAGAAGGTGCGTCACATGCGGGCGAAAGGTCTTACCACAGGGGGGGCAGGGGGAGGAGACAAGCCTGATGTTAAAGATGGTCACAAAACTGCCTCCGTGGCTCGTGAACAAGCTGATCGAGATCGTTCTGATGTGCGTGGAAAAAGCGGTGGAAACCTTGATGAGAAAAAGCAAAAAGGATTCCCCACCACCGTCCCCCCCGCCGACGCAGGAGAAGAAGGACTGAAGGACGAAGCCGAGGAGTTTTTTGCGCGCGGCGTTCGTCCGAAGGTCGGGAAAACCAAATCCGTTGTCGCTCGCATTATGTCGAGCGAGCAGCGGAGCTTTGCCCAGGATCAC